GACAAGCCCGCCGTCGAGGTCTCGTTCACCACGAAGACCATCAAGCCCATCAAGGTCGCGGCCGGTGTTGTCCTCTCTGAGGAGGTCGTCCGCCGTAGCCCCGTCATGGCCTACCTGAGCCTGCAGAAGAAGCTGTCTGAGTCCATCGCCCGCGCCATGGACAACGCGATCCTCCACGGCAAGGACGCCCTCACCGGCACAGTCCTCGCCGGCCAGACTCCGATCATCAGCGCTAACGCCAACCTGGTTGACGTTGACTACGCCGCCGTTAAGGGCTCCGGTCTCCTTGACGCTGTCCTGAAGGGCGTTGACGCTGTTGAGGGCGCTAACGACGACTTCACCGTTGACGCGTTCCTCGCCCGCAAGAATGTCCGCACCAAGATCCTTGGCGTGACCGACACTCAGGGTCGCCCGCTCTACCAGGCCTCCACCAACCTCGCTGACCCGGTTGGCCAGTTCCTCGGCCTGCCGATCCACTTCAGCAACGCCGTGGGCGGCTATGAGAAGGCCAAGGTCGAGGAGACCAGTGCCATCATGGTCGCTGGTTCTTTCAAGGACAATCTGGTCATCGGTAACGTCGCTGACATCGAGATGCGTCAGGCCAACGAGTACGCGTTCGGCCTGGAGCTGTTCCGCACCAACATGATCGCGTTCCTCGCCGAGGCTACCTTCGGTTGGGCTATCCGCGACCCGAAGGCCTTTGCGGTCTTCAAGAAGAAGGCCTGACACGGTCTATGGCGCGGTCCCTGAGGTGATGGTGAGGAGGATAGTGTGACAGTCGCAAGCGTGGCGGACGTTGAGCAGGCTCTCATGAGGAGTATCGATGCCGCCGATGAGGCCCCCTACGTGGAGGGCATGCTTGAGTATGTTGAGGCGACTATCCTCCTCGCCATCCCTGATGCGCTGGACAAGGCTAAGGCGCGTAAGCCGTATGAGACGGTCCTGAAGCGTGTCGAGGCTGAGGCTGTGTGCCGTGTCTTGCGTGCCCCTGCCGGTGGGGTGATGAAGTATGAGACTGAGGGTACGTACACGTACTCTGTGAATGCGGCTATCGCTTCTGGTCTCCTGGAGCTCCGTCCGGCTGAGTGGGCTATGCTCCGTGATCACCCCGGGGGTTGGTCGGCTCTGCAGTTCTCTGGTGATGGCTATCTTGCGAACCGGCAGGGCGACAATGGTGGCTCGTGGTCGGCTTCTGTGGCTCCTCATAGCCCGCCTGACCCGCCTCCGAGCGACCTGTGTGGGGTTAGTCCGTGGGGGTACTGGTGAAGGCGTATAAGCCGCGTAGAGGCCGCATCCTGGAGAACGGGCCCCACCGGGTCGAGGTCACCACCTATCGGGCCGTGGAGGGCCGTACGGGCCGTAAGTATGAGCCCACAGGGAAGCATGTTGTCTCTGGTGTCCTGGTTGAGCCGGCATCCGGCAGCGGGCAGAGTGCTACCGAGAAGCGGAACCCTGAGAAGAGTCTTGTGGACGAGACCACGCTAGTCATCATGGGCGCCGGACGTTGGCCCGGTGGCGCCCATTCGACTGTGAAGATTCTTGAGGGGCCGGCCGCGTCCTTGGACTACACGTACCAGCAGACTGGCGACCCAGGCTACTTCGGGGCTTCCCCCATGGTCGCACACTTCACGGTGCGCGTGGACCTGATGCGCGGGGAGGTCAAGTAGCCATGCCCGGCGATATCGTCGTCTATGACAATAAGGCTATGCGTAAGCTGATCGCTGAGGAGGCTTCTAAGCAGCCCGAATTCAAAGCCGCCGCCGCCCGTGTTGCGGCTGAGGTGGCCGCCCAGTTGGCGAAGCACGTGCGTACGGGCAAGCTTGCCTCTTCGGTGCGCGTGTTCAAGGGGCGCACAGACTACCACGTTGAGGTCAATTCGGTGTCCTACTCGTGGCACACGGAATTCGGGCACTTCCAGGGACGTGCCGGCCGTGCGGGACGCAAGTGGGTGCGGGGCATTAACGCGTTCCGGTCCGTGGTCGCTAGGCATGGTGGTTTCTGATGGCCATCTATGAAGAGCACCCCCCACTCCTGCCTCAGACGTTCATTGTGGACGCCACTAGGCAGGTTGTGCACGGTGGGGCTCTCGTCCTGTCAGAGGCAGAGGTAGAGACCAGGGCTGACGTCGATAACCATATGGGGCCTATCCTGGTCTGTCAGGTCATCTCCACGTCCACCCTGGAGAACGGCCCCATGTTCGCTGGCCTGAAGATGCGCGTCACATGGTATGTGACTGACGAGAGCATGGACAAGGCCGAGGAGATGGCTACTGCTCTCATGGCTGGCCTGAACCGCTTGTGGCGGGACGGTAAACCGGTCGCGGGCGGGTGGATAGCCAACCTGGAGCTTTCTGGGCCTACTCTCGGTGGCCTGCAGTCCAACACTGCGGACTATGCCGAGTTCAGGGTGAGCGGCATTATCGTGGCCCGCTCCAAGATTCAAAAGGAAGGATGAGCATGGCAAACACTGCGAATGCTGATAAGGAAATCCAGATTGCGGGCATGGGCCACGTCTACGTTGGTGACGTTGACACCGCCGCCCCTGACCTGTGGGCTTACGAGTTCGGGGACGGTACGACTCTGGAGGCTCAGGGCTGGAAGTGGATTGGCGACACCTCCAGCGAGAACTTGATCGAGTTCGAGACTGACGGTGGTGACGCGTCTACTAAGGACACGTGGGACCGCAAGAATGCCCGCTCGACGCGCGCGTCGAAGACCACGAACGTCACTATCAACTCGGTGTCCTTCAGTGATGACACGATCCAGACGGCTTTCCCCGGCTCTACCTACGTGGAGGAGACGGACGGCTACGACCTGGTCCTGTCCGGTTCTACGGACCGTGCGATCCTGATTGTGATCGTGGAGGGCCAGCTTGTCTCCGGCATCCTCCTGCGGAAGGTGAACCTGTCCGGTGACATGCCTACCCTGGACAAGGAAAATTTCACTGAGGTCAAGATGAAGGGCGTCCTCCTGACCCCTCCGTCTGGTAAGACGAGCGTCCACTACCTGCGCGCCCGCGAGGTTACCGGCAAGGCGACTGCTGTGCCGACGATCACCGAGATCAAGCCCGTTAACGCGAAGGTCGGCGACACTGTGACCGTGACGGGCACCAACTTCGACGGTGTGCGTCGCGTTACGGTTGGCGCCGCTG